TTATTTTATCGGAAAGGATGCTAGCAGTTACACTGTCTATGAAACCTTAATGCCTGGTAATAATAAGAAAGGCAGAGGACGTCAAACTCGAGCTAAAGAAGGTATTAAACCACTTTCATTCCATACTAATTTTGATTCATGTTTAGCCTCAATAGCTAAACTAAAAATTGAAAATCGCCCAGTTTACAACTCAATTTCAGAGTATGTAGCAGAATGGAGACGAGTAAAAGAAGAAATCAACCAAATAGTTAATATAGAAAAATGAAAAAGTTACAAGCAACATTTAACGCGGTTATAGTTAAACCCCGTGAAGAAGAAGAAACAATGTATGGAGGTATCATTGTACCTGATTTAGGTAAAGAAAAAGCACTTATTGGAACAATTATCTCAATCGGTGAAGGATACCACTCAGCAACTGGTACTTGGGTAGACACAAGCCTAAAAGTAGGCCAAGAAGTAATGTTACCTAGTATGGGTCCTAACAAAATTGAATTTGATGGACAAGAATATTGGGTATGCCCTGAAAATCAAGTTTTAGCAATTATAACAGAATAAAATAAATATGAGTAAAATTATAGAATTCGGACCCGAAGCAAGGAAAAAACTCGTAAACGGTATTGATAAGTTATCAAATGCAGTTACGTCAACATTAGGACCTAATGGCCGCAATGTTGTTATTTCAAATAATCAAGGCTACCCATCATCTACAAAAGATGGTGTCACAGTAGCTAGAAACATCACACTTGAAGATCCAATTGAGGAATTAGGTGCCCAACTTGTTAAACAAGCAGCTATTAAAACAGCTGATGGAGCAGGTGATGGTACAACTACTTCTACACTGTTAGCGCAGGAGATGGTTAAAAACGGTTTAGTGCATCTTAACAACGGTGTTAACGCGGTTAAAATCAAACGTGATATTGATACTGCTGTTAAAGAAGTAGTTAAAGAATTACGTAAAGGAATTTCACAAGACATTAGTTCTGAAGACCAACTTAAACAAGTCGCTACCATCTCATCAAATAATGATCCTGAAGTAGGTGAATTGATAGCTACAGCTATGCAAAAAGTAGGCCGTGAAGGTGTAGTTCATATTGAAGAATCAAAATCAGGTGAAACATATCTTGAAACAGTAGAAGGTATGCAATTTGATAGAGGTTATAAATCACATTACTTTGTTACTGATAACAATACAATGACTTGTACTCTTGAAAATCCATTGATTCTTATCGCTGATAAGCGTTTCACTTCAATTAAAGAACTACTCCCAGTACTAGAAGCAGTATCTAATCAAGGTAAACCGCTGTTTATTATCGCTGAAGATGTAGAAGGTGAAGCACTCGCTACACTTATTGTAAATAAAATGCGAGGTACTATTAAAGTAGCAGCTGTTAAAGCTCCTGATTTTGGTGACCGTAGAAAATTGCTTTTAGATGATATCGCTATTTTGACAGGAGGTGAGGTATTTAGTACTGATAAGGGCATGAAGCTAGACAAATTCGATTGGAAGTGGTTTGGTGAAGCTCGTTTAGTAACAGTAACAAAAGACCAAACAACATTAGTTGATGGAAAAGGACAATCTGAGAGAATACAAACACGTATTGAAGAACTTCAACAACAAATCGAAAAAGCAAAGACCCCTTTCGAACAAGAAAAATTACAAGAAAGACTTGCGAAGTTCGTCGGAGGAGTAGCAATTATTCATGTTGGTGGTAATACTGAAACCGAGGTCAAAGAAAAGAAAGACCGCGTAGATGATGCCTTGCAAGCAACTAAAGCTGCAATTGAAGAAGGTATTGTACCTGGTGGTGGGTCTGCTCTACTATATGCTCGTGAAGCAATTACAAATAAAGACACTGTAGGTGGAAATATTGTTTTTAAAGCATGTGCTTCACCATTTATGAAAATTCTTACTAATGCTGGTTATGAAGAAATGGAATCATATCAAGTAATCAATAACTTGTTTGTTGTTCGTGACAACTGGAGAGGTTATAATCTTGAAACACAAAAGTTTGTTGATATGAAACAAGCCGGAATCATTGATCCAACTAAAGTAACTCGCACAGCAATTGAAAATGCAGCCTCAGTAGCCGGAACAATTCTATTAACTGAATGTACTGTTGTAGATAAGCCTGAAGAAAATAAGCAGGATGATATGATAGGCGGAATGGGAGGAATGTATTAATGAAAACTGAGATTCAAGAACAACTAGAACTAATCGCTACACGCGTTCCACCTGGTGACAGGTGGTCGCTTGTAGGTGATAAGAGTAAGGTATATGCTTCAATAACTGATGCTTTAGAAGCGTATTTTCAACTAACTAGGAGAGCATGTGAGTATAGATTAGCTCCTTTAAAAAGTGAGTTATATGCTGTTCACTCCCAAGAAGTTGAAATTGCACCTGAACCTCCTAAACGCTATGATATTTACGGAGACTATCAGTAAGGATAGTAATATGTATAATAAAACATTATCATGAAAACATCCGAATTAAAACAACTTATTAAAGAAGAAATACATAAAGTATTAAATGAAAATAAAGTTAAAAATCAATATGTAGTCAAAGATGAAGAATTAAGTGATAAAGATGGAGATTTTTATTATATTGATGAAAAAAAAGCTTTAGCATATTTGAAACAATTTAATAAAAGTGCTGGTCGTTATATAAGAGATGAAGAAGGTTTTGGCGAATTTTCAACATCTATAGATAATATTGAAAAAATGACTGATAAGCAGTTAGAAAAAGATATGAGAAAGGATATGGACTTATATTTTGGAAATTAATTCCTAAAACAATATTTTAAATTAGGCTTGGGAAACCAAGCCTTTTTTATTATATTAAATTATATGAAAGAAAATAGTTTATTTGTAGAAAAGTATCGTTCTAAAGTATTAAGTGAATATGTTGGTAATAAACAATTAAAACAAATTGTTCTCCAATATATAAAGAACAAAGATATCCAAAATTTACTATTGTATGGTACACCTGGTACAGGTAAAACTACATTAGCAAAAATAATTATTAATCATATAGATTGTGATTCTCTCTATATTAATGCATCGGATGAGAGAGGGATTGACACTATTAGAGATAAAGTGCAGGGTTTTGCCTCAAGTGCTTCATTTAAACCGCTTAAGATTATTATCTTAGATGAAGCTGATTTCTTAACTATCCAAGCCCAAGCGTCACTAAGGAATATTATCGAGACATATTCTCGTACTACACGTTTTATCTTAACATGTAATTATCTTGAACGCATCATTGATCCCCTTCAATCCCGATGCCAAGTATTAAAAATTACTCCCCCATCTAAAAAGGAAGTAGCACAACATATATCTGATATTTTATATAAAGAGTATATTAATTATGAAGTATCTGATTTAGTTTTAGTAGTTAATAAACACTATCCAGACATTAGAAAAATACTTAACACTTGCCAAGTAAATAATGTTGATGGTAAGTTAGTAATTGATGACTTAATCTTAACTTCAAGTAACTATACAGATACTATTCTAAAAGAACTTAAATCAGTGAATAAAAACAGTTTTAAAAATATTAGACAAATACTTGCTGATAGTAATTTAGATGATTTTGAAGAAATTTATAGATTCTTATATGATAATTTAGATGAATATACAAAAGATGATGTTCAACAAGCAATGATTATCATTGAAATAGAAAATTATATGTACCACGCCAATTTTAGAGTTGATAAAGAAATCAATGTAATGGCTTTAATTAGTAAAATTTTACAAACAATACAATAAAAATGAGTAAAACAGAACAACCACTTAATGTCAATGTAGACATTAAATCATCCACTCCACTTATCTCACCTGATGGTAATCATGTGTTTGCTGAGGGTGTAATCATTCGTAAAGTATCTAAATTTGTAGCTGGCACAGCTGAAGATGCTATTATTCCTATCCCTGTAATGTATGATGCTAAGACAGGTAAGATTTTAGTAGAGTTGTTGCCTAAAGAACTCCGAGACGAATATGCAAATATTTGATTGGCTTAAACAAATCACTTACGAAAAACAATCTTGGGATTCATTTACTGAGGAAGATAAAACATCATTTAATCCTTATATGATACATCGCTTCCTCAGTATGAATCCTGAGTATATTGAGTTTGTAAATTTAATTCAAAATATTCCTTATACTGAAAAGGAAAAAATATATGAAC